ATGATCACCGACACAAAGCTCAGGAAGGCGCTCGGCAAGAAAAGAGATGATATCGAGATTATTTCTGATTCGCACGGGCTCAACGCCAGAATCAGCCAGGCCGGAAAAATATCATTTTTCTATCGGTATCGCTGGGCCGGTAAAGCGGTAAAACTCAATGTTGGTGATTATCCTGCAATGAGTATCACCCAGGCAAGAGAGCGTCGCCAACAATTCAGAAACTGGTTAACTGAGGGACTGGATCCGCGAGAGCAGGTGAAGCTGGATAAGCAGACCCGACAGGAAGCGATGTCCGTTGCCGAAGCGTTCAATTACTGGATTGAAAGGCACTGTATCGCTAACGGGCTAGTTAAAGTCGATTACTATCGCCAGGTGTTTGAGAAACATATCGCCGAACCGATGAAGAATGTCAAAGTCGATAACACAGCGAAAATGCACTGGATCAACGTCTTCGATTCTATAGAAAGCAGGGTGATGGCTCATTACATGCTTTCGCTGTGCAAACGGGCGTTTAGGTTCTGCGTTAACAGAAGTGTGATCGCCTCAAACCCACTCGAGGGATTACTGCCATCTGATGTCGGGCAAAAGCCTAAAAAGAGAACTCGCAGGATGGACGATGACGATCTGCGCAAAATCTATCAGTGGTTGAAAAGCCATATGTCGATAGAGTCCGTTTTCCTGGTGAAATTTATTATGCTTACCGGATGCCGTACGGCTGAGATTCGACTTAGTGAGAGATCATGGTTTCGATTGGATGATAATGAGTGGGTCGTGCCTGCGGGCAGTTATAAAACTCGGGTACATATTAGAAGGGGACTCTCAGACGCCGCCGTTAACCTGGTCAGAAATCACCTCAAGAAAATAAACACCAATCACCTGGTGACTTCACAACGTAAAATTGATGGCGGGATCAAAGATTCGCCCGTTCATTCACCTGTGGCATCCAATTACGCCCGTTCTATTTGGAATGGAACAGGTATGGCAGAGTGGTCGCTTCATGATATGAGGCGGACGATAGCCACAAATCTCTCTGAGTTAGGTTGCCCGCCGCACGTAATTGAAAAGCTGCTCGGGCATCAGATGGTGGGGGTTATGGCGCATTACAACCTTCATGACTATATCGATGATCAGAAACACTGGCTCCGCGTTTGGCAGAGCCATCTTGAAGAGATCATCGGAGAGCCCTTCAGTTAATTTATCTTCTTTTTATCCTCCCACTCTTTGATTGACTCAGAGCGCCAGCGGTTAGGGTTGCCGGGCCAGTCAGGGGGTGGGAACGGGCATACGAAGCCCCGAGGCATTGTGTCTGCACTTTGCCATGACCAAAGGGTTTTGCGTGAAATTTTGTAGCGACTGGTCAGGTCTGACGTTACCAAAATATCATCCATAGCTCTCTCCAGTTGCCCGTTCGGGCCATTCAAAATCTTTTTCAACCAACCTGCCCGGGCAGGGAGCGGAGACGGCGCATGCCGGTCATCGCTGTGGCCACGTAGCTCGCCTTTCGGTTCACCACCTCCACCCAGACTTTCATGCCTTCAACCTTCACCGTATAAGTCTCTTTCATCTTGCTTCGCCCATAGTCGCCATATGTTTGCAAGTGAGCTGCCAGCGCGATGTCGCATGCTTGGCGAGCTAAAGGTGATTGCTTACTTCCTCGATTGATCAGTCGCATATAATCTCCTTGAGGGAGGGTTACCCCTCCCGGTCTCGTCAGGCCACGTATTCCGGTTTCATATCCGCCAGGGTGATGCTGAATTGATCGTGCAGTTCATCGCCTAAGTGACGCTTTGAAGATGCAAGCATGCGCTCGGCTTCAGCGAACCGTTCGGCTGCATGCGGCTCGTCGGGCTGGGGCAGGGATTTAATAGCCTCCTCAACCTTGTTGCGTGCATCCACTAGGTAATAACGCTTTACGGCTTTGTTTTTCAGCTCGGTGAATAGTGCGGATCCCAGCGTAGCTTTCGCCGTTTCAATGTCGGCACGCAGCGATTTGGCGCTATCCACGTCCTGAGCAGATTCGATGCGTTCGCGGAAATCATCGGCAAGAGAGTCGACATTTACCGACGATTCCTGTGCGCTTTGCGTGGTTGTGACGGTGTCACCTGAGATATCAGCCAGGCTAACGCGTTGCGGCGTTGGGTTGATCTCTTTTTCTGTGCGCTGTTCAATCTCATCAGGGGTGTACACACCAAGAACAACTGCAGGGCAATACAGGCGCGCCCAGTATTTGAGTGCCAGATAAGCGATCTGCTGTTTCGGGTTTGATACCCAAAGTGGAGAATTACGTGTGATTACGCTGGAGAGGAAAACAGGCTCTCCCCAGGTGATATCACTTTCACCGCGAATAACGGCACCTACCCGTACCGACAGTCCTTGTTCATCAGCACTTTCCCAACCGCGTACCATTTCTTTCTTGTCGTACGTCCCGCCACCTTTCGCAGGCTTTTTAACGGTTATCTCGCGGCTGCTGGCACATTTCGACCAGTCGCCCTCGTACTCATAGTGAAAGCGGCCAACGATGGCGTTTGAGCTGGAGATCACCGCATTAACCAGTTGCGCTTCGTATCCCAGGACACCGTTAACCAGGTGCGTCTTTTGCGCCACGGCGTAAGGGTTCATACCCCACTGCATCGCCTGCATGATGATGGCCATGCAGTCTGCCGGATTGCCGCGGAGGTGCTCAGGCACCGTTACGGCTGCCTGTGCCATCAACCCGGCGACAGACTGAAGCTGGGTTAAAGCCTGCACGTTGAAAATGGCATTGCTGGCTGAGATCGTGTTTGGAGTCTGCTGTTCAGCGGTTACGATATTCGTGTTTTCCATCATCATTCCCCTTATGCCTGAGTACGCAGCGCTTCAAGGCGGCGCAGGTCGAAGTCGTTCAGTTCGTCGGTGTAGTCAGCAGTGATTGGCGCTGGCCATTCACCTGTGTCGAATCCGGTTGCGATATTGCGCATCGCTTTGCGGTACTCGAGCATACCCAGCTCCAGTAGTTCAGCGGATGCCTCGATGATGGCGATCCAGTGGTAGTTCTCGTCTTTGTTGACGAAAATCCAGAAGAACTGATCCAGCGCTGCGGTTTCGCAGTACATAGCCGCGCTCAGGTGATAATCACGTTCAATAATTTCCCGGTGTAGCCTGGCGCGCAGGCTTTCCTGCTTAACATTCCACATGCTGATGGTTTTCAGGTCTGCACCTATACGCACGCCATCCAGGTCGATCTCAAGGTCAGGGCGCACACGAACTTCCAAGCCCGTCTCCTCGTCAAAACCAAAGTAGCTCACCTCAACGGCTCGGCTAGGGTGGGTCAGCAGCATGCCGGCGGTCGGGTGTGCCAGAAGCGCTTTTTGAATATTCAGCGCGGTGCTCAGCTGCTGGCGGGTGACCAGCACTTTTCCTTCCGGGTTATCGCGCCAGGCATCCAGCAGTTCGTCGGCAAATACGGCATCTGGTTTGACTGCCTTCACGGCCTGGATCATGTCTGCTTTGGTACCGGACACTTTCAGTGGTGCCGGTTTCTGTGCTTCCTGAGCCACAAGGTCAGGGTTGATGATTGCCAACTGCTCCAGCAGCGCGTCACGGCTGCCGCTGGTTTTAACCGGCGGCGGCAGGGTGGCGTTGTACTCTTTAATGCATGCCTTCATTGCCGTCGCCGTCTGCTTCTGGTCACCATCAATACGCTGGAAGTCAGCTGGCAGCGCCATATAGTTCTGTGCCGTTTCTTCCAGGTTAGCGCCAAGCGGAACCTGCGGCGGCAGGGTGGCGTTGTACTCTTCCAGTAACACCTTGATGTCGTCGGCAGACAGCAGCGCCGGCAGGCTGGCATTGTGCTCATCGATAAAGGCGCGCAGGGTCGCGGCCGTTGTGAATGCGCCTTCAGGGATCACCGGTTCAACGCTGAATTCTGCGTCCAGTAGTTCAGGCTGCAACGCCAGCGCATGCACCAAGTTGCCCATGTCCAGCACCGCTGAGCGCTCTTTGACGATGGTTTTCTCTACGTGGCGCGCATTGAAGTACATCAGCGAAACGCGCGCATCTTTCACCTGGGTTGAGCTGATGCCGTTGGCGGCGTGGTAAACCTCGTTTGGCAGCCCTTCATAGCGGCCTGGCTCGAAATAAGCGGGATAAACAACAGCCGGTTCGTCAGATTGCGCTTCTGGCTCGGTTTGTGCTGCAACTGGTTCGGTTTGGCTTACAGAATCGCTATTTTTGGCGACAGAATCCGTATTCTGGTTTACATCGTCCTTCTGGCTGGTATCTGACTCTTCACCAGACTCCAGACTGCTTTCGCCTGGCTGTACTTCATCACCAGCTTGTTTTTCATCACTGACAGTTTCTTGAACCTGCACATTGCTGGTGGTCTCCGTAGCCTTTTTCGTGCCATGAGTTGCTGAGTTCTGCAGCAAAGCCGTAACGTCGAATATTCCGTTGCCGACATTTTTAACCAGTTCTTGTTCGACTTTCTGCGGTTGTGCTGCCGCTTCCTCTGCGCGGCGGCGTGCTCCTTCTTCACGCACGCGTTGCAGGTTCTCTTCGTGAGTGCAGAAGGATTTGCGCGGAGACTCCTTACCTTCAGGTTGGGGAATTTCCTGTGCTGCGGGTTCAGCCTCATGCAACGGCAATAACTCGACCGCGGAATTGAACGCGGCTGTCATGGTCTGGTTAACAAATTCCAGGTGAGCGACAGGAGTTAAATGAATATTTTCCGGTGCGATACGTACCAGGTTAAAAATAGCCGTGCGGTTAACACCCAGAACGCCTGGCTGATTGCGCAGGATGTTGCTCCATGATTTCCATGGTTCTTCTTTTTTGGTCACGATTTCTTTAGCGCGACGAAGAATGCTGCCCGGGATCTCGAAGTGGTTGAAGTCCATAGGCAGAAGGGCACACGCAATCTCTAAATCGAGAGTGTCCAGTGTGTGGTGTGCGTCAGGTCCACGGTCAGTGACGTAACCGCCGTCGGCATTAGTGCCGGAATCAGTACGCTGCACACTACTGATGCGATTACCGGCGGCCCATTCGCGAACGAGGATACCGCGGTCGATGTGATCTGTAGCGAACCACAATTTCAAAAACTGGATTAAGGTTGCGAGTTCAGGGATTTTTCCATCGACAGGGAAGACTTTCTTAACGGCATTCACGACTTTATGAATATCGTGCTCAATGGCTTTTTTGAATGCTTCCACATTCTCAGCTGCCAGCAGCAGGTTCTGGACGTACGCGTCATCGGTGTCCATCTCAAGGCGGACAATCTCATTTTTCTGCCCTGCGTCGATGTGATAGAGATATTCACCATCACCGATGAACTGAGCCAGTACGCGCTGGCGGAATGGCAGGGTGGCAACAACGATCAGGTTCGGTTGCTGTGTCTGCTGGGATTGCTCTTCGGTATCGACTTCACCATCAACGACGCCACCTTCTGCCCGGCCGTTCTCGTCGGTCTGGATACCGTCCTCAACAGTGAGATCTTGACCCGTTGTAACGTCAGCAGCGTTGCTGGTTTCAGTTTTGAGCAACTGCAACTTACCACTGCGCCAGTCTTCTACCAGTTGATTGCGGTCACCGGCATCGGTGTTCACCCAGTCAGACATGAATGCAGCGATCAATCTTGGTTCGTGCTCTTCGTCGGGTGTGAAAATGTCCTTAACCGCCCGAATCATTTTCCACTCAGCATTCAGGCTGAGTTTGGCGGTCGCGGGCACATCGTTCCTTGCCACAAGCAGGCTATGGAGATATGTATTGCCTTCATCCAGTGACATTTCGCTGGCAGCCAACTGCTGCTCTTTAGTGACGTGGGTTTGGTATTTATCGTTCATCAGATGGACGGCAAAGCGGACCGCTGGAGTACGGTTTTCAACCGGGACAATTTCGGACGCAGTCGCATCTTCAACGATTACGGTCGGAGTAGGTGTGTAGGGGGCGTCAACGGAACCAGTAGACACACCAGCGGCTTTTGGCAGCCAGGTGCGCCCATCGTCCTGAAGCTCGTAGCGATCACACCAGGTAAAATCAACTTCACCTTCTTTCGGCAGGCCGTCGACAACTGGGAAATCAGTGCGAATCGGTTTGGCGTAGTCCTTACCCCGACCTGTTTCGATACCTGCATCTTCCAGCGCAACATCCAGCATCAGATTGGCGCGAGCCTCGGTTTTAGCAGTGAACCAGACCACTGCATCTTGCTTTCCGGATTTCTGAGTGGCTTTAACCACATTAAAGAATTCCATGTGAGATCCTCATTTTTGGGTGTTAGAATCCCCGGACCATTGATAGCGCCCATTGGGTTAACTTTGGTTTTAATGTTGTTTCCGGTGTAACTTTGGTCGGTGAGGCCGGACATGGCGGGCCCACTTCGGTGGGCTTTCGCTTAACTGACGGCTACGATCGCCTCATTCATAAAATCTTGCTTGTATGTACGGTAGGTTCCCCAGCCGGCGTAATCGCTATCGCTGATTTTGAGTACCAGCAAGCTGATCTCCTCAATGGCGCAGTGCGGGCAATCAAACTTGCCAAGCACATAGCCACCGTCGAGAATGACTGTTGTTTCACCGTTTGTAGTTGAGTGAATAACGCCTGATACTTTCTTCTCGCAGTTGAATGCAGCCACTTCTTTATTCACTGCTTTCAGGTTCATTTCGATTTTTACGATTTCCATAAAATCTCCAGTTGTTAAATTAAGGGTGTAAGAAGCCGCGCCAAATTAATGGCGAATTTTTCATTTCATATTTCAGGACTGCTATTTAACTTTCGTGCGCCATCTGGTCGTATTCAGCGCATTGCTTAGAGCAATATTCTTTTTCTTTCTGTGCCAGTTGCGAACCGTTGAGATAGAGCAAGGTGCTCTTTACTTCTGCGCCTTCTTCAACAGGCTTGTGGCAATAACCACATTCTTTTTTCATCACCTGTCCTTAAAGTGTTTTGGCAACTCTCCGTTAATGGCTGAGGCCATTCCCCAGACCGTTCAGATAAACTTCAACCAGCAAATCCCTGGTGTAAGTCATCTCAACGCCGCGATGCAGATACAAACGACCACGAGCATTAGCTGATGCCGTCCAGGTTGAATCCTTGTGTTTGACGAGCATCCCCGGCTGAACTGCGCCGCGGTTTACTGTCTGTGTACCGTAGTGCTGGTTTACCATGATTTCCTCTTGGCCTTATCGCGGCGAACGGAACGGTTAATACAAGACTTCAACGCATTTATTCAGTGTTTCAATGGGCGGTGGATGGCCGCCGGTTGTCATAACTTGAGCCACTCGTAAATGACTCCAGGTATGAAAAAGCCGCTGGTTAGGCGGCTATTGAGGTTCGCGCGGCTTGTGGTCGAATCGGTGCCACCCGTCAGTTAATTCAAATGGAGCATAACTTTCCCGGCGCTCAGCGAACCCAAGCTCAACAGACAGAGCGTGCAGCTCATGCCGACGCTTAATCTGTTCCATCGCAATCCAGTCAGCATCGGCATTGCGCTTTTGAGCTTGCTTCGGCGACAGGTCTAAACTGTTTATTTCACTTAGTTTCTGCTGACGCTTGATGTCCTGTTTCATATTGCGAAGCGCATTTATCATTGAGTCGATGCGCTTGATGTCGTCGATCATCCCCTTACCCTCTGTCGTTACCCGCTGATGCGGGAGAAATGCTTTGGCGATGTGGTAGGTGGGAGACCCATTTCGACCCGATTCGGCCTACTTATCTTCGGCAATAGCTCCTCGGGCCTCGCCGCTTTACGTGCGACATATTCCCGTCCATGAACCCTTCACCACATCCCATAACATTCCCTGTATTGGTCAGCGCCAACTCCCTGCCAGTGTTGCCCGTTCTCACGCCGTTCTCGCTCTCGCGCGGGGATACTCTCTCACCGACCGGATCGCACCCGGTGATACAGCACGTTTACGTGTAGGGGTCTTAACAGGTCATTGACGCTGTAAATCTGCATGTTGTTAAAAAGCAGGCGACTTGCTGTCCGCCGCTGGCTAACTTCGCTCAGCTGTCGATGTTTCGTTTCGATGGGATAATTAAACATCATGTGGATTTATAGGTCAACACCTTGTGGATTTATTTTGTTGATTTAATCGTTTCTTGTTGATTTTTATGTTGATTTATTTTTTGGTGGCATAAGTGATATGCTGAAAAAAACATCAAAAAGGAGTGGGTAATGGGCTTGGATGAAGAAAGAGTGAACATGATGGTTCACGCCATGGGGCGGGCGGTCATGGAGTTGTCACTGGCAGATTTACCTATGACCCAGCAAAACATCATCGACAAGCTGGAACGGTACCGGAAGGAAACGGGAAACGTGATAGGTAAGGGTGTGAACAGGGATGCAGCTGAGATAGTGCGGAAAGGGCAGTAAAACCCCGGCTTGGTGGCCGGGTATAACATTTAGGAATCAAGGTCAGGCAACATGATTTTCTCAATCAACGTCAATGCCCTTTGGTCTCGTTCTGCAAAATATTTAGGAGCGTACTGAGGCAGCCACACTTCGTTGAAGTGTTGTTTGAAATCTGCAAGATATTCGTTTGGGTATAGACGTACCGGGAATGTCCGGCCATCTGGGTACTCATGGTTATATGTTGGGAACGTCTTCGGCTCAACACCCCGGTTTTCACGAAGCCATTGCGAGAAAACCCTACCTTCTGAAATATCAGGGACCATTTTTTCTGGCAGCGTATATCCTGCCTGCTCAAGTGGCGCAACCAGGTTAAACGTCAGTTCATTAAGCATAGAAAAGTGCGTATGAGGAACCCTGCCTCGGTTTGTCATATACCGCTTAAGGTGGATAGGGAGTTCGGCAGGCGCTCTTTCGCCTGACATCCACTCACGCACCCATCTCGATACTTGCACTGCAAATTTTGGAGATAGCCACTGAGCTAAGTTAATTGCGATGTCTGGATGAACCCAAGTCCCTTGATTCTCTGCTCTTCCGCCTTTAAATGATTGAATTAATTCCGATATGGGAATCCCCATATCGCGGGATAATTCATCAAAAAAATCTTGCGTTGTTTTTAGTCGTGTATAGTCAGCAAGTAGCTTCCCAGCAGACTTGCACATTGCGGTGGCATTGATGTAACCGTCTTTGGTGCGAAGATGGATGACTTCTCCATCAACTTCTCTGGCGATTAATGCAAGTTGAAACTGTGTCATAAATCATCCTATTGCTGTGAAAAATAAAATAATCACCCAAACGTCTCATCAGGCCACCATAAGCACGATCGCAACAACCGAGAGCAAAGTAACCACGCCTACTATCAGATATTCTCTTATCACCCAAACGTCTCTTCAGGCCACTAAAATTATCGGCGATATCGCAATACCGAGTACCAGAACACAAAACCGATTATCTCGACATCTGCCTCATCAGCCTCTTCATCGTCATAATCGCGATTGATGCTTCGTATTAATAGCTTCCCACCAGGCTTTCGATAAAGCTGCTTTATGCGCTTTAAATCGCCCTGGTTAATAGCATAGAGTTCGCCGTCAATAATCCGCTTGTTGCCTGTATCGACTGCTACCGTTGCGCCGTCAGGAATAACGGGCTCCATGCTGTCACCAGAAGCGGGAAAGCAAAGCACTCCAGAACCATCACTATTTGCACCCACTCTTCTGAGCGTTGCCTTGGAGAATCTCAGCTTAAATCCATTGTGGTCTTCGCACTGAACTCGACCATCACCACACGCAAATTCAATATCCTTAAGAAATGGCACTTCAACCTCATCAACAGGAAGCGGGGTGTCTTTATCCCATGCATCAACAACTCCCCACTCAGACTCTGGCGGGATGTTGCTCTCCAGATCCTTCTTTGGAGAACCCTCTCCATTTAATAACCAGTCAAGAGAATAACCGAATTTTTCAGATATTTGTTGCGCCGCCTCACGACTTAACGCGTCTCTTTTTATCCAGTTGTTGACGGTCTGTGGGCTAGTCGACAAAGCCTCAGCCAAATCCCGCTGCTTCAAGCCTTCCCTTGCCAGTAAAAATTTAATTCTTTCAGAAATGCTACTCATAAAACCCTCCGCTCCATGCATGGTAAACAACATGTGGATTTTTTCCATCACCATAATGTTGATTTAATCCACATCATGAATTAACATGGTGTTGATTACACATGAGCGGAGCAAAACATGATCAACAAAGAATCCAACGCAAGCACCCCGCTTGAGAAAGCCATTAATGCAGTGGGCGGCTCTCAAAAGGTGCTTGCTGAAAAGGTCGGCGTAACGCCACAGGCCATCAATATGCTTAAAAAGCGAGGTGGCAGCCTTCCAGTAACAAAAATGCGTAAGTACGAAGAAGTGACGGGGCTTCCTCGCGAAGTTCTATATCCAGGTATCTTTGCCGCCTAACGGCGGCCCTAACCACGAAAGGGAAAGCAATGCATTCACTTGCGTATCAACACAATACCGGAATACACCCGGGAGCGATGATAAACCGCGCTCAACCTAAGGCGGCGCCAGACCACGAAAAGATCCGCGATGCGGTCCGGGCATGGTCTTCGGCGCTGGACAATCAGGACGTCGTTTCGGCACTGATCATCAACGAATACCGGGAGCAGGGCGGTACCGCCATCAGCTTCCCGGAAGACATCAGCAGGGCGCGCCAGAAACTTTTTCGCTTTCTGGATAACCGTTTCGACTCTGAGCAGTACCGCGAGAACGTGCGCCAGCTGACGCCCGCAATCATGGCGGTACTTCCACTGGAATTTCGCAACCGCCTTGCACCACAGAACGACACGATGTCGCTGATCGCATCCGCGATGAAAGAGTGTGCCGAAGCTAAGCAGGCAGTGCTTCTGGGCGCTCCAGAGCATCAGAAGCTGAAAGAGGTAAGCGAGGGTATAGCGTCGCTGTTCCGCCTCATGCCGGAGCAGGTAGGGCCGCTGATGACGATGGTCACGTCAATGTTGGGGGTTATATGAGAGGCACAAGAAAAGAAAAAGCCCTTGAAGCGGTAACTTCAAAGGCCCTTATCACACTGTGTTACGGCAAGTAACGGGAGTAAGTATGTCAAACACCGCAGAAATTCTCAACTTTCCCGCTGTAGTTTCGGGAATACAGGAGCAACGCGTGGCCGATACAGACGATGGGTACACCCGTCTGGCAAACGAGTTGTATGAGGAGCTTATCGGCGCGAACCTGACCAAAAATCAGGCCAAGGTAGCTCATGCTGTTTGCCGCAAAACCTATGGGTTCAACAAGAAGATGGACCGCATAGCAGACTCACAACTTTCTGAGCTGACCAGGCTACCTCGCCAGAAGGTTAACGCTGCCAAAAACGAACTCATTGCGATGAATGTTTTGGTGTCCGACGGCATGCTGATCGGGCCCAACAAAAACCTGAGTGAGTGGGTAATTCCGGGCACTAAGCCTGCGCCAAAATGTCACCATAGTAGTGACTGTCACCATGGTAGTGACAGTGTCCCTACGGTGGTGACAAAAAGTGTCACCAAAACAGTGACAACCCTGTCACCAAAATGGGGACACACAAAAGACACTATTACAAAAGACAATAAAGACAATATTAATAAACCCCCTAAATCCCCCAAACATGCTTCGTTCGATCCGGCTGGTGTTGACCTTCCTGAATGGCTGTCAGTTTCAGTCTGGAAGTCATGGGTCGATTATCGTCGCGACCTGAAGAAACCGATCAAGTCTCAGCAGACGGTTACCCAGGCCATCAACCTGCTCGAGCGTTGCAAGTGCAGCGGATATCAGCCTGAAGAAATTATAAACCAGAGCATCGCTAACGGCTGGCAGGGATTGTTTGAGCCTAAGGGCGCCAAGCAGCCTACCCGCAATCAGTCTCGCGTATCCGAGAACTTCGCTGGCAAAGACTACGGCCAGACTGAAATCCCATCATGGGCGAGGGACTGAGTATGGAACTGCTCGAAAAAATCGACGCTATCGAAAAAATGCTGGAAGTCCTTGGTAGACCTCCAGAGCAACTCCCTAACTGCGAGACCGTCTGCGAAACAGTGCTGTGCGAGAAACATGGCGAGTACGAACAGCGTAAACGCGTTCTTACCAGCAGCCTGATAAAACTACCGTCACCGCCGACTCGCTGTCCGGGCTGCCTGCGCGATGAGTTGACCTTCCTGTATGCAGAGAAAAAACGCTGGGAAGACCGCGCGCGCCAGCAGAACATCGACCGCCTGCTGCGCCAGCTCGAAATCCCCGAGCGCTTTGTGACGTGCACGCTGGAAAACTACCAGCCGGTTGGCAAAGAGTCAGAACGCGCGCTGCGTGTTTGCCAGGCTTATGCCGCAAAGTGGCCCGAGCGGCTGAAGCAGGGAGGTGGGCTGGTGATGTGCGGAAAGCCGGGAACCGGTAAAAACCACCTCGCCCTGGCGATCGCCCGCTACGTCATCGAGAACCACCAGAGCCCGGTAATTTTCACCACGGCGCTGAAGATTGCCCGTGAGTTCAAATCAACGTGGTCGAAAACAGCGACGCGCTGCGAGAACGACGTGATTTCGCACTTCACCACTCCGGACCTGCTGATCATCGATGAGGTGGGCGTCCAGTTCGGCAGCGAAGCAGAGAAGCTGATCATGTTCGAAATCATCAACACCCGGTACGAGCGGATGAAGCCGACCATCCTGATCAGCAACCAGACAAGGGAAGAGCTGGCAGCATTCATCGGCGAGCGCGTTCTTGACCGCATGAGCGATGGCGGCGGGTGCACTCTGTCATTCACGTGGGATTCTTACCGTTCTAAGGGGGCAGCATGACCATAACAATTCGTGGGCAGATTCTTGCAGCCCTGCGTAATAACCCGGGCCTGAATAGTGCTCGCATTGCCACCATGATCGGCATGACCACCAAAAAGATTTCCGGCCCGTTATCAGAGCTTAAAGCCAGATGCGCGGCGCTGGCTGCGGAGAATGCGATGTTGAAGCAACGGACACAGCAACTTATCGACATCATTAGCAATACTGACAATGACTACTGCATGTGTGGTTCTGCTATGAAAGACCACGTGCACAGCGGATGTGGTTATCCTACTGGCATGTTCGATTATTACTACAACCAGTGGCTGGAGTCAGATAACAAAACCCCAGCCACCGACGCTTTCCTGGCTGAAGTGAAGACTGAAGCACGCAAGGAGGGAGCTTACTTTGTGGCGAACAGAATGCTGGCTGCCTGGGAAGCTGGTTTTATTGATGATACTGCAAAGAACGCCGCGGATATTGCCAGGATGATTCTTACCTCTACTGAGTTTATGGCTAATGCGCCGGAAGGCGATTTTGACCGCTCATTCTCTGATGGCGTTCTCGAAGATATCGCCGCCCAGCTTCGCAAAGGAGGCAACCAGTGAGCGAGATTAATTACCAGGCTCTGCGTGAAGCGGCGGAGAAGGCGACGAAAGGCCGGTGGGCTGTTGAGTTCGACGATGAGATTTACTCCACTGACGGCGTGAACCATGAGCAAATAGCCATGGTATTCAGTGAAAACGAAGCGCGTGATGCTGCATTTATCGCCGCAGCCAACCCCGCCACCGTGCTGGCGCTGCTGGATGAGTTGGAAACCGCAGAGAAGCGAATCGCTGAACTGGAAGCGAAGCTCGATAGCGCAGATAAATTGCAAGATAGCGCATTTCGTCAT